TTCCTTAGATTAAGGGTTATTGATTAATAACTCAGAAATCTTGGTCTCACAAAGTTCGGTACAGAGTTGTCCTACGCATAGGGCTACGTCTTACTTTTTGGTCTTCCTTTGTTTCTTTGTTAGAGCACACTTGAAAAACGCAACTTCTGTGCAACACGTGCACGATAAGCTGGGTCTTTCTCATACTTCGGATCGCTCATTGCCGAAGTAAGTTCTGCTAGTGATTCAAAGCGAGGAGCTATGTCCTCTCCCACATCACCAGACATTAGGTTTGGTAGCATACCTACCGAATTCTGATAACGAGCTTGCATACCTAGTACAGCAAAGTTAGTATTTGCATCTAGGTTTTCAATTTGTTTATTGTAGGCTTCAACTTCCCAAGGTTGTAGGTTATCGGAAGCCCAATCCATCATCAGGTTATAGTTCTGTTCTCCACCCACCTCATTATATAGGTGTTCAACAGCTTGTTCAGCTACGGCCTCTTGACCTTTTAACCAAGTGGAAACCATCTGTTCGGATATTCCCTGCTCATCAAGAGCTTTTATTGCTTCTTGAGATAGAGAACCTGTCTCATTGTATTCATTTTGAAACACACTAAAGTCTAATCCTTTATCATCAAGTAGTTTATGAACTTGAGATGGGGTAGTGTTCATTATTTCTGGTGCATCTTCTTTCTGAAATCTTTCTTGCTCACCAGTTAGCTGACTTTCCTCATTTGTTGAGTGAAATTGTTGTTCTAATTGTTTGTATGCTTGTGCTAACTCTTTAGGAGAACCAAACTTTTCAGGTAGCCACTCAGGTCTTTCATCATCTCTGACATATAGTTCTTCTGATTGGTCACTAGGTTGTATAGTCTCTTCCATCTTAGCAAACATGTTATGCACATGTTCTGGTGAGCCTACTTGGTTTGTACCTTCTCCTTCATATGTTTGAACTTCTTCTGTCATTTTGTTTCCTTCTTAGTGTGTGTTAATTATGCATTACCCATCTGTTGTGCCATAGCTTCTTGCATCTGTTGTGCCATCTCAGGATTGTTAGCCATCTGGTCGTTCATACCTTTGACCATATTTGGCGTTGCTCCTTTAACAACATCAGCTTGCATCTGTGCTTGTTGAGCTTGTTGCATCTGTTCTTGTTGTGCTTGTTGGGCTTCTGCTTGTTCCTGTTGAATCTGTTCATCAGTCTTAATCAAACCACCTGTGTCAATACCAAGAGATGCACCTAGTCTATCCATGTAGTCATCAATGTTTAATTTCTGTGACAACACTTCTGGCCCTAATGGAGCTAGATACTCTAAGAATTGAGATAGTTTGTTTAAGTCTTGACCACGACCTAGTGCTTCCATACCAGTTACAATCTGTGGTTTGACTGCTTCCTTTGGAAACTTAGGCATCTTCTTTTGCTTAACCATTTTACCAAGAAGAATATTAATTAGTGGTAGCTGAAACTCTTGAGAGAGAACAGAGTAGACACCGCCTAGAGCACCCTCTAGTTCTTGTGCCATGAAACGTATTTCTTCTGCTGTCACTCTTTCAGCATTCCTTTGAACAGAGGAATTAAGAAGGAAAGCCGCAGCTAACCTTTCTTGTATGTCTCTTAACATATCCTGTGCAATTCTAAAGTCATTAAACTTATCGACTTGCAATGTGGATACATCATTTGAATCGCCTTGCACTATAGCACCGCTTGGTGCATCAGCTATCGTTTTTATCCTAGTGGTACCATTAGGTCTGACTAAGAATAAAACTTTGGAGGCTGCCGCAGCACCTTCAACAATAGCTTTAGATAGAGCTTCAAGCGACTTAATATCCCCAAGGTATTCTTCTACTAATCCTCGACCATAAGACTCTCCATCAACTCTGCTGAAGCGGAGTGCAATGAAGGGGTTCTTATCAATAGGAAATTTGCCGAAGGATTCGGGGATAACAGTAGATCCTATTTCTTGATGTATGTGCCAGTACTTACCTTTATTACATACATAAGTGTATAGCTCATAGGGCTTGTCAGGAGACTCAGGGGAAAGCTCCTGTGGTGAAGGAAGCCCTAGAGCTATTCTTGCATCTTCTGGTATAGTTTTCGCATCTAATGATTCTTTAGTTATTATGTAAAGGAGATTCCCCATTGGATCACGCTTACAAACGAACCTATCCAAGTGGAACACACGCATACCACCCTCTTCAGGAAGGTACAACAAACAATTACCAGTTACAATTAAATGTTTTAGTGCTTCAAATACAGGAACACGATAGGCTTCAGTTTCAATCTGGTTCATAGCGGAGCGTTCAATCTTTGCAAAACCTTCTTCAACTGCTCCCCTCTGGTCTTCCCCAACTAACTCTGCAATATCAAAGTCATCTATAGTTAGTCTAAAGAATGGTGCGTTTGGTGGGAGAAGAGTCAACAAAAGTTTACTTGCTAAATGATTAACACCTCTTGCTCCTATACTTTGATATGGGGTTGGAAAAGTAGTAGCCCAGTTTGATCCTTGATCTCTTAGTAAGGTTGGTATCGTTAGTTTAGCACACTCTCTAGCCCTATTAAGGTAGGATTCCCTATGGGAAAATCCTTGTTCATACATTCCCTTAAGTTGAGCACCTTCATAAACACTCTTCATGCTCTAGCACCTGACGACTTCTTTTTGATTTTCGTTAGAAATCTTTTACCTCCTGAACCTACAGCTTTCTTTCTAGTGTAGGCTAGTGAAGCACCCTTCATTAAATCTTTTCCACCTTGCCCCATTGTTGCTGATTGTCCGGGTGCAGATGTACTACCTACAGTAGTGTCTGATCCGGGGTCGTCCTTTTTGTGTAGTCCCAACTTTTGCATACCTACTTTAAGGTAGTCTGCTCCTTTATGGAGGAATGATTTACCAGCATCAGTACCATATGCAAGATTTGTCTTTCCGGCTGATGCGGCAGCATGTACTCCAGCCCGAACAGCAGAGGTTCCAGTACTTAATCCTTCCGAAACACTTGAAGCTGCTCCTTCAAGATTTGTTTGGAGAGCACCACTTGCATCATTTAAGGTTGTGTTAATACTTGCTCCTGCATCTGAAGCTGCCTCTCCAATATCTGTAACTATCTTAGGTACGACAATTGGAGGTACAACAATTGGAGGTAGTACAATCTTTGGTGGTTTTGGTGGTTTCCAATGGGAATGTGGGTATCGTTTTCTATTACATTGCGTTACCTCTCCCACATAATCAAAGGACTTTGAGGATTCCTCAACTAGTTCTCCTTTGTTATCATCCCATGTGTAGACAACTTCAGTATATATTTTCATGCTGTTTCTCCCTGTGGCTTTTTCTTTCTAATAGTTAGGTTTGCAGATGCACCCTTCGGAGCTTGTGAATCTGTATCAGAGAGTTCCGCTTTCTTACCTGTGCCTGAACTTGTTTGTGTCTGCCCACTAGATGAGTAGTTTGCTTCGGAGGTGGATGTGTCTTCTTCTTCTTGGTATGGGGCAGCAGTACCGGGTATGGATTCGGTATTCCTTCTTATGATTTCTCTTCCATCATCCAGAGCCATTACGCCTGAATCATACATATCACCACTCGCTTGACCAAACCGATCTTGACCTGCCCTAGTCTGCTCATCAATCTTTTCCCTTTTGTATTGCCTTGCTTGTGTCTTCCCACCTTCTATAATTTCTCCGGTTGTTCCTCCGCACATTTTATTCCCTTATAAATAGTTTCCAATCATCTCCACCATCTCCTTTATATTCAGTCAAACCTCTTCCTAACCTACTGGTTAGAACTGGATAATAAGATGATTTAGGATGACATGGTAGTACATAAGATTCATACTTATTCTGATTCATTAGTGTATCTAATGATTGAAATATTACAATTGAATCTCTATTATTTACTTTAGTTGAGTGCATCCACCAGTAAACTGTTGGTGATATTGTACAAAATGCCCCCACTATTTCTTTATCTTTTATTACTGCGTGTGTTGAATATAAAGGTTCATGACCATTAGATGATGAGGCCTCCATAACATCATTAAAAAATTTTTGATCGTTAATTGGTACGATCTGTAAATTAGTTATCATGCTGTGTGTGTGTGTTAAAGTTATACGTTAAGTCCACCACCCTTATACTTTGAGTGTGACTTTCCTTTAGCTTGTCCTTTACGTTTCTTCGTGTACTTAGCTTTTTTTACCTCGGACTTGGGAGCGTTAAGTAGTTCCATCTCTGCTTCTGCTACATCAGGTCTATCCATTTGTGCAGGTGGAGGAGGTGGAGGAGGCATCTGAATCTTAGGTGCTCTCCTAGATTTAGCTCCCATAACTCTCCTCATATAATTGTGTAAGTCTGTCTACTACAGACTGTTGTCCTTGAAGGAACGAAACCTCAGTCATGTCACAGCCTCTAGGTGGTAACTTATCAGGGAACATGTCCTCTAAATATTGTATTAATTCTTTTGATACTATGTTGTTATAGTCCATAAATGTCCACTTTTGTATTAGAGTTCACAAGAACCAGCAGTACACGCTAACTCTTGGGAGCCAGATGTGTTGTCAAGTGTCTCATATTTAAGAAGATTCCTCCAGTCAATCTCTGGCATACGTTTACTTAGTGTATCAAATTCTTCCTTGGTACACTCTGTGTATGGTGCTTGCTTATATATATAGTCGGAGTAGGGTAGAAAAGAAACTCCAGATATGTCATCAAAATTATCAAAGACATAGGAGCCAACACTAAGCCACTCCTCTTCCTTAACAGAGATAGTCTGACTAACTTTATGTTCAGCCCAGAACTTAGAATAAATACCATGAAGTTCTAGCTGACCAATAGCGGAGAGATCTTTTCTTGTTAAAGAATACTTAGGGGATTTCATGGGGAAAGAAAAGACCATGACATTACTAGGGTTAGTTATGTCAGGTTCATTAGGTACTCCACTATCAATCAGTAGTGTGCACAGTGGATCTTTTACATCAGTTCTAACTGTCCTAATGTAGTAAGGACTGTGTCGTGTGTGGATTCCTGAAGCTGAGTCAACAAGTTGACTAACAGTTCCAGAAGGTTTAACACAAGTTATACTAGCAGATGGATTAATACCTAGTTCATCAGCTAGTCCTTGGTTAGTCTTTATAGCTTTTTCTTTAAGCTTAGTAAGTAGGTCAGGTAGGTTCTCTCCACTTGATCCATTAGTAAGTGGGCAATCCATTATACCTGTGAGTGAGACACCTAGTAGCCTCTCCTCTTCACAGTTTGTTTTCCACTTGTTACTTAGGTATCTAAAGTTGGTGAGAGTAGACTGCCATGTACCTAGTATTGTAGCTAGTTCTACTTTTTTTGTTAGAGATGTGGGTGTGTCTTCCATCCTAACGACTGCTTCAGTTAAGTTACAAAACTCTCGTGGTCTCAGGATTATCTCTGAGCATGGGTTAGTTCCAAAGTCATCTCGTGTCTCTCTCCTGTCTCCCTTTAGTGGATTCATTACATCTATATTCAGATTAGATACATGCTTCTTGGCATTAGCACTACTGAATATACCACGTTCACCAGACTTTGAGTTGTATAAAGCTTGCCATTCTTTGAGAAATGTCCCAACATCAGGGTTAGTGTGGTAGTTAGCAGAGTTATTAGCTAGTGCACGTTGGGATTGTCTACCCCACCACTCACCTGATTTACAGGATCGCATCTGCTCATCACCAATGTCACTTAATGATAACAGAGCACTCCTTCTAACTCCACCTACTACAACAACCTCTGCTGTTTTACATACTAGGTCATGGCATTGTAGTGGTGTTAGTTTAGTTCCTGTTGCTTCTTTAAAGGTTCGTACTGTAAATCTAAATAGTTCTTCTAAAGGTTCAGGGCCACTAGCTCTACCTCCAAATGTTTTCAGAGGTAGTCCTGCTTTCCTCACTCCACTCATGTCCCACTTAGGTATCAAACCGGAGTAGAGTAAAGAGATTAGTTCACGGAATGCTTTAGCCCACCCCAACTTTGAATCTCTAACAACTATGACTGTATCAGTTTCGTGTAAAGACTCTGGTACAAACGGAAGAACGCTAGTGTACTTATATTCAACTGAGAATCCCACACCTGTACCATTCATTAGTACATACAGTAGTTCATCAAATGATCTTGGAGTGTCAATAGGTAGGTAAGCACAGTTGTAACCTGCTACATTCTCTTTATCTAACGCATCTCCTGCGGTCATTAGACACCTCATTGACGGCATAATTTGCAGGGAAAGAACAGCACTCTTTAGCACACTCTCTAACTTCCTGTCTACTGTGTAACCACAGTTCTCTTTAAGGTGTCCTCTGAAGAACTTGAAGTATCGGTCAACAGTTTCTTTCCATGTCTCTCTTCTCTTCTTATCATAGTCCCAACGAGAATATCTTGAGAGGTGAATGTACTGTTGGTACTGTGTTGGTAATATAGTATTCATGTTTTTTCTACCTCTCTCTCAATAAG